ATGAACAACTATAACAAATTTAATAATCAGCGAAACTCAGAAGAAAGCCCCCTCGCAGAAACGATTTTATTGGCAGGGTCTGGACTTTTCTTAATCTGGGTCGGAGCTACAACATTGCCAATCCTGAGCGTTCTCGGATTCATCATGGTTGGTACGGCATTAATAGATTAATCGAAAGAGAGAAAATATGAAAATTGAAGTTAGACAACTAGGCATTGCGAAAATCGTCAGAGTAAACGTAATTAGAAAGAATTAACATGAACGATTCGGATTACTACGCTAGGCCAGAATGGTCATTCTCGCAGATGAAAAACATCATTACGGAAGGCATTGACTACGCTGTAGCGGCTAAAATGGGACTGCTTCCTCCGCCAGACGGCCAAGCTATCGATATTGGCCAATTAATCCACGCTGAGATGCTAAACCAGGGCACATCAGGTCAATTCGTGGTTAGCCCGTACTCAGATTTCCGCACCAAGAAAGCCCGTGAGTGGCGTGATACTCAAACCCTACCAATTGTCACAGAAAAAGATTTCGAACGATTAAGTAATGCTTGTGGGGCGGTAAAAACTCATCCACTATACAGCACCTTACTTTGCGGAGACGGTATTGAAAATGAAAAGGCCATGTTTGGAAAAATTCAAGGTTTACCGATTCGTGGAAAAGCCGACGCTATTAAAAAGACTGAAGACGGTTTTATTATCTGCGATTTGAAAACCACTGCACAATTTTCGGACTGGAAATATAAAGCCTTCAGAATGTGCTATGACATGCAGGCACTCATCTATTCAGCCCTAACAGGCCAATTCAAGAACACCAAGTTTTACTTCATGGTGGTCGAAACCGTAGCGCCATACAGAACCGCGGTAATGCTCGCAGGTGAGAACTTTACAGATAGTGGCGAAGCTAAGCTCTTAAAATGTATCGACGAAATCGTGAAGTTTGGCGATCGCGAAATCGACTTCCATCAGAACAAAACACTAGATAGCGTAATTGAACTTGGAGATTTCAGTAATTAGAAAGAGAGAGGAAATGGAAAATAATATCACAAAAGTCGACCCAAAAAATATCGAATTAAAGCCAAAAACCAAGGTTACTATCGAGGGCTTAGTTCATAATCAAGAATTCTTAAAGAAAGCTCAGGATGTTCTTGGAACTGGTACTCAGCAATTCATGAGCTCAGTTTTGACCCTATCGAATTCAGATAAAAACTTTAAGCAATGCGACCCGATTAAGCTTTATAACTGTTGTCTAATGGCCGCGGCGATTAAAATCCCGTTTAACCAAAATCTAGGACAAGCTTATGTAATTGCTTATAAAGGTGAGCCTCAGCTTCAAATCGGCTATAAAGGTTTTATCCAATTAGCTCAACGCTCTGGTCAATTCAAGACCATTAACGCCACAGAAGTAAAAGCCGGTGAAATCAAGAGCCGTAACCGTCTAACGGGTGATATTGAATTCGATTGGATTGAAAACGAAGAAGAACGCGAAAAAGCCAAAACTATCGGTTATGTCGCATATTTCGAACTCCTAAACGGTTATCGACAAACACTCTATATGTCTGCACAGGAAATTAGAGGTTACGCGACTAAATACAGTCAAAGCTTTAAGTTTGGTGGTGGTGTCTGGAAAGATAATTTCGATGAAATGGCCAAGAAAACCGTTCTGAAGCGAATTCTAAGCAAGTATGCACCACTCTCAATTGATATGCAAAAAGCCATTGAAATCGACCAATCAAACGGCGATAAAAGCTATCCGGACGCGCCAAAAGAAACCTTAAATGTCGAAACTTTCGACGCAGAGGAAGCTGAGGTGATTAATGAATAAAATCGAAGCAACCAAAAATGTAGCAATCAGAATTAAGCAGAAAAAAATTAAAAAATAACCAGATGGTGCTGGTCGATAGGAACCAGTTAAATGTCAACAGAGACTCAGCCATAGCACTTTAGAAACGAAACCGGGGTAATCAAACGTATTTTTAATGTGTGTTTTGTGTTTTTAGTTTTTACCTCCAATAAAAACTTTAACTAATCTTGATTACCCTAACCAATTAAATATCAGAGCGAAGTATCTTTCCATAATGCTTATGATAATCATTATTTCGCTCTGACCTAGATTTTAATACTTAAGAAAAAATGAATAATAGAGCAAATTTAATCCAACCTGATAAAGTCCTCGTCGATTATATCGATAGTACTGGAGAACCACAGCACCGCGAATATAAGACGATTAAAGAGGCTTATAAGTTGGAACGATACTTAAAACAACATAAGAATTACTCAGCGGTACTCACGGTGGTAATGCCAAAAAGAGCTAACGAGGAAAAAGGAGAAGGGGAGAAATGGTAAAAGATAAAGTGGACGAAGCGATCGAAACGCTTGTAGACAATGAGCCGAGAGATGTGAGCTATAATGAGTTGCTTCAATGTCTATGTGAGCTAACAGATAAGGACTTTAAGAACCTTATCAAAATCGCAAAGTTAGAACGAAGAACTAATAAGCTAATCGACCAATACTTTAACAATAACTAATAACGTGGTGCTTTGAGCGGTCTATAATAATTTCTCTCGCCGTATTAAGGTTAAATGTCATAAACGCAGCCCATTATGCTTGACGGGGTGGACGCCGAGCCACCCCAGCCATAAAAGGAGAATTGAAAATGAAATATTATAAACTTAAAAAAGACATCCCAATGTTTAAGGCAGGAGACCTCTTTTACATTAACTCAGACCAAGGATGTTTGGTTCAAAAAGATACTATAAGATTGGCTTTTCATAAAGAAACGCTAGAAGAGTATCCAGAAATCTTGAGAGATTGGTTCGAGGAAGTCGAGGAGCCTGGTTATAAAAGGTGGAGAGCAGAAGAAGACGATGAATATTATACTATCAATAGAATTGGTTGCGTATGTCGTTCTAGGGATACTAGACAACCAGAAGACGACTATCGCTACAAGACAGGCAGCTATGGTCGTACAGCAGAGGAACTTGAGGCTAAACTTAAGTATGATATTGCTCGCCAGGTTCTGTTAGATGATGCGAAAGGTTTCAAGCCTGATTGGGAAGATGTTAGACAGACAAAGTATTATGGTTGCTACGGTCATGAATATAAATACCTTAGAGTTAGTTATGATTATCGTTGCCAAGACCAAGGTGCTATCTACTTCAAAACCAGAAAAGACCTCGAAGAAAGCTTCGAAAAGCACCGCAAAGAGTGGTTAATAGTATTAGGAATAAATTAAGATACACAGGAGAAATAAACATGATTGACGACTATTGTTGCTCATTAGACCCCCTAGATAATGAAATTAAAAGACTAGATAGTTTATTGGAAAAAGCACGAAAAGAACAAATTATTCTTAATAAGACTAACGAATTAAAAAAAATTGCGATGTCAATGGGCTTGCCATACGATTACTTTTTTAGTGAAGAAATGAATAAAAAATGAGAGATAATAGGTCAAAATCAGAAGTATTTATTAGTGATTTAGGCGCCAGAATCAGAGAGGACAAAATAAAATGAAGAGATATAAATTGTTAAAAGACACCCCAACCCTTAAGGCTGGTACTATCTTTGAGGAGCGTGAAAGTCCTGACGAATATAAAGAATTAGGTCAAGTTGTCGCAGATGGATGTCTGACTAGACCATGGCTTACAGTTAGCGAGATTAATAACTTCGACGATTGGTTCGAGGAAATTCCTGAAAAATATGAAAGGTGGAGGGCAGAGCGTGGTGGAAGATATAGCTATTTAGGTAATGATGGTACAGTATCTTTTAGTGAAGAGTTTGGTGATGATATAGATGATTATCGCTACAGTGCTGGACTTTATGGGCGCACAAAACAAGAGCTTGAGGCTAAACTTGAATACAATATTGCTCGCCAAGTACTCTTAGATGACGCAGAGGGCGGAAAATTTGTGCCATACGAATTCGTCTACTATGCGGATTATATGGCTGCTGATTGGGCAAAAGAGTGGGAGATTGACGGTTCTTTGAATGTTTATACTCCAGGCAGAATTTACTTCAAAGATAAAGAATCTCTCGAGAAATCCCTTAAAGAGCACAAAAAACAGTGGGAGATTGTACGTAAATATGAGATGGGAGAGATGTAATGGAAGCAAGCGGAATTTGGGAGCCATATTTTAAGCCTACCACCAGAGTCCATAGTTCGGGGTTCAGATGTTTCGAGTGTGGATATTTGCAGATAGGCGATAAAAATGAAGCAGTTAAGAAAGTTGTAATCGCAACAGGGGTTGACCACATTATGAACTTCGAGTGGTCGGGGAGGCCACAAGAAATTCACCTTGATTTATTAAAAAGCGGTGAGATACGAATTTTTAACAATGTGAAGCGCCCCTACTGGTCTATCCTTGGTTTTTCCGACGCTCATATCACGGCAATTGAAGAAAACGCCTGGCCTAGGTATGAAAATCTTGATGAAATCTGGGAAAAGCAAGAGGAGAAGAAAAGATGAGTGAAATAAAATACAGGGTTTGGAGTAAAAAGCAAAAGACCTATGTTTATGAGCACCCATTTAATAAGCCTGGAAACTTCTATATAAACCAGGATGGCGTCTTATTCTCAGACTTCGGGAATTCAATAGCTCCAGAAGTTAATCAGGATGACTTTATTGTCGAACAGTATACAGGGCTCAAAGATGCAGACGGTAAAGAGATTTACGAGGGGGATGTCGTTGAATACGTCTTTAACGTCCGTGAGGCAGAAGTCTCTGCTATAGGGGAAGTCTGTTTCTTTGAAAACCAGGGGGTATATGGAATGAAGAATGTTAAATATAACAATCAAGAACTACGGAGATTATGCGATATAGAAAATGAACGTGCAGGTGAGGTTTTCTGCATTGCTGGTTATGACAACACTGACGAAGACCAGACATTAATATTTGCGTACGACTATTTCGTTGACGACGACATGGAAATACTAGGAAATATCCACGAGAATCCTGAATTGCTAAATAAAGACGAACCTAATGAAGAAGAATGAATTTGATGTGCCAGTAGATTGGGGGAAGCTTAGCTCTCATAAACCTGCCATACACTCTAAGAGTGATAAGCAAATCTACTGGGCTAAGATTCGTATGGCAAGCAAAAAGAAGAAGTTTAATATTGATAAAGATATTACGAGAAAGGAAAAATAATGTTATACACAGGTCATAAGGACAACTAAAAATGAAAGACTTTATCGAACATTTAATCGAAAGTACATTTATAATTATCATCCTAATATCAGCACTAGCAGGGATTATATTACCAATAATGCTAGTGGTGTGGTTGATTAAAGTGATTACAATATGAAACGAATCCCAAAATATAATTCCGAGCATAATCTCTACGAGCAGATAGCTCGATACCTGCAGCAACAGTACCCAGACGTAATCTATCGCTTTGATTTAGCTTCAGATCTTAAATTAACGCCTGGTCAGGCAGCGAAACACCATAGGTTACACCCAGAAAGAGGTTATCCGGATTTATTCATAGCTGAATCAAGTGCGAATATATGGGATAGTCCTGTGCGTGAGTGGGGGCTTCATTTCGGACTTTACCTTGAGGTTAAAAAAGACGGCACCAAATTAAAACGCGATAAAGATGCTAAAAAGCCCTTGAAGAGTGAAACTAAAATCCGTAAAAAGGGAGATTGGTTTGATAAGCATATTGAAGAGCAGGCCGAAATGCTCGAAAAGCTACGTGCGAGGGGTTATGAAGCTGAATTTGGGGTTGGGCTTGAGGAATGTAAGAAAATAATTGATGAATATTTAAGGAGTTAATGATGGAAACAATCATGTATATAGTTCTAACTGTAACCGCCATAGCTATGGCTTGGATGAATTATGAATATTGGAAGCTTAACGGGTATCTTAAGGAAATGTCTATTGAACTCGAAAACTATCGTAGCCATTATGAGGTTGTCGTAATAAAAAGATCTAAAGAGACGGAGAAGATATTAAAAAACGCTAATTTGGAAAATAAAAGAAGCACATTAAGTTTCGTCACAATTAATCAAATAGTCGAATCCATCCTAGCTCAGGACGGCAATAAAACCAAGCTAAAACGCAATGCTAATGAAGCCACTATAATCCTAAAAACTGCTATGATCTGTGAAGCTCGTGGAATCGATGAAGCTATGAGGTACTATAATGGCACTCATTCGGAAGACGAATATCAGGAATATAGAACTAGTGCGATATTGACGGTTTAATACTTAAAATCCGAAATAGCCCCATGTTGAGAAGGGGCTATTTTTATGGCTTAAAATTTATGCTTATGTTTGGTATAATATAGTTGCAAAACACGGATTCCCGTGTTTTTTATTTTTCTATTAATGTTAAGAATTGAGAATGAATAAAAAAGTAGTAAAATCTACTGCCAAGCCAACTACAAAAAGTGGACACAAACTAACACCTCAGCAGGAGCTATTCTGTCAATTGTATGCAGGTGATAGAGAGTTTTTTGGGAATGGAGTCCAGTCATATATTGAAGCTTATAATGTCGATACCAGTAAGCCTGGGTGGTATACAACTGCTCGGGCTGGTGCACATGAGAACCTCACAAAACCTCACATTTTAGAACGAATCGATGAAATTTTTGAAGCCCATGGTCTTAATGACCAATTTGTAGATAAGCAGCTCGAAAAACTTATCATACAGGACGCAGATTTTAATGCCAAGATGAAAGCTATCGCTGAATATAACAAACTGAAGTCTCGTATTACGGAAAAACGCGATATTACGTCCGGTGGCGAAAAGATTGATTCAGTGAGGATTGTAGTGGAAGATTTTTCAGGTGGTAAAAGTGCAACTAAAAATTGAAGTGCCGAAAGAGTTTAAGGTTCTTTTTGATTTAGATAGCGACCTTAGGCATATCGTACTCTATGGTGGTCGCGCATCGGGCAAATCGACATCAGTCGCTCTGTCACTATTAGTCTTGGGGATGAACAAAAAATTGCGAATCTTATGTACTCGTGAAGTTCAGAATTCAATCGCGGACTCGGTACATAAGCTTCTATCGGATTTAATTTCCAAATATAAGCTTAATACTTGGGAGGTCCAGAAAGATATCATCAGAAATAAACAAACAGGTTCTGAAATCTTCTTTAAGGGGCTTCATAATAATTCTCAAAGTATTAAGTCTATTGAGGGTATTGATATTGTATGGGTAGAGGAAGCTCAAAGTGTTTCCGCGGATAGTATTAACACACTTGTCCCTACGATTCGTAAGACTGGAAGCCGACTCATCTGGACATTTAACAGATTAACTGAAAATGACCCGGTATGGGAATTAATCGTAAAAAAGGCAGATAACAGAACATTTGTTCAGAAGATTAATTCAGACGCAATCGAATCGCTACTTAGCAAGGAGATTATCGAGGAGCGCGAAAAAATGCGAATCGATAACCCAGAAATGTTTGACCATGTCTGGCTAGGTGAGCCAATGACTGCTAAGACTGGCTCAGTATTCGGAAAACAGCTTGCCCAAGCTCGTAGCGAGGGCAGAATCACTAAGGTGCCATACGACGCTTCCACTGGAGTCTATACTGCGTGGGACCTAGGTATCGGGGATTCTACCGTGATTTGGTTCTTCCAGGTAGTAGGCAGGGAGATACATTTTATAGATCATTATGAGGGGTCAAATGAGGATTTAGGGCATTATATTTCATATATCCAGAACAAACCTTATCAATACACTACTCACTTCCTACCGCACGACTCAAAGGCTCGTGAATTGCAAACCGGTATGACCAGGGTAGAATTTTTCAATAATCATGGAATCTATAACATTGAAGTCTTGAGGCCTACTAATTTTAGCCTGGGACAGGATGATATTGACCTAGTTGCACGTCCAAAATTCTCACTCTGTTGGTTTGATGAAGAAAAATGCCAAAGAGGCCTTGAATGCTTAAGGGCTTATCATTATGAATATGATGATAAAAATAAACTCTTAAGAAACAAGCCTGAACACGACTGGTCTTCACATAGTAGTTCAGCGTTTATCTACGCTTTAATGGCTAAAACAGAGCAGCTGGATGTAAAGTTAAAGGTTAAATTCAAGTCTTACACCCCGAAAGCATTCCGTAAAGCTAAGGATAGTTGGGATTAAATTATTGTAGGCAAAGTGGTTATGTTGTATAATATAGAAAATGGCGATGTGTTCGGTTTAGATTTGACTGAACAAAAGAAAAAACAATCTGGCGAAAAAGATGCTGAGCTAACAAAATGGCTTAGTAAATTTGAGCGTTCTTGGAATTACGCTAAACAAAACTACCACCAAAAGTGGGAAAACAACTGGAAGCTTTATCATAATATTCGAGTTAAGCGTAGCCATGACGGTGTTGTTAAAACTTTCGTTCCAATGGTCAATTCAGCCGTCAACACAATCGTAGCTGAGTTGTTTAACTCTAATCCTTTGGTTAATTACAGGCCTAACCACCCTGATCAGGAAGCTGATACTAAAGTATTAAACGAAATCTATTCAGATTTTGCTCTGAGGGATAACTGGGTTCAGAAAAACAAAATTAATGGCCGTCAAGGGCTAATAACCGGCAATTTTTGTACTTTTTATGAATGGGTCGAAGAACGCAATGGCGGTTATGTTCATAAAATAAATATTCCAATTAGGGATATGATTATCGACCCATCATCTTCATCTTACGAGGACTGGAGATATGTCGGTCGTAGATTTTTTGCTGACAAAAAATCTCTTGAAGAAGAAACCATTTATGATTTCAAAACGGATAGTTATAAAAAGCGCTATAAGAACCTCGATGAGGTTGTTTCTGGTGGCAAAGACGAAGACGATGATAAGTCTAAAAAAGACCAAGCTATTGGCTCCATTGACAACGATAAAGACCGAGTTGAACTAATTGAAATCTGGACAAAAGAGCATGTCGTTGTCATTGCTAATCGTACCACGATTATCGAAGAACGTGAAAATCCTCACTATTCAATAGCAAAATCTCAGCTGGCACAAAGGAAAGTTGAGGCGAAGATTAGAGGCGAGAGTGTGGATGAGCACGATAAAATCGATGGCCTCTTACCATTTGCCCACGGGCGAATCTATGCTGATATTTCATTACCATACGGAGATTCTGATGTCGATATCATCGCAGACCAACAAGAGCTCTTAAATGAACTGACTGAATTAAACATAGAAGCCTTACTATACACCCTTTATCCTGAGAAGACATTAGATCCAAAATTTTCAGAATGGATTGACGACATGGACCCTGCCCCAGGGAAAATCTATCCACTGCCAAATGGAGCGATGGTATGGAATAATCCACCATCAATTCCAACTGGGATAACACAAGAAAGATTGAATATAAAAGATGAGATTCGTGAATCTTCGGCTATTAGCCGTATATCTAAGGGTGCTAGCGCGACAGATGATACTACTGCTACCGAAATCAGGAATATGCTTGGACAAATGGATTCTAGAATTCAGGAGAAAGCCCAGACACTTGCTAATGAATTTTTCTTTCAAGAGGCAAAAATTGTTCTCAAGCTTATCCAGCTTTATGCCCCGGAACAAATGTGGGTAAGGACCCTGCAGGACGCGAATGTGTCGTTTACTGAAGTGAACCCAAGAGCTTTCCTTGGTGAATATACCCCGATGATAACGCTAGGCGTTCAACGTAAGTTGCAGGAATCTGAGGAACGTGATTCATATACTCAAGCCTATCAAATCCTAATACAAGACCCTACGAATAACCTACCGGCTCTCAAAAGGATTATGTTTAGGAAAATGTTCCCAGAATTAACCCAGGAAGAGATTGAGCAGATTATCGAACCACCTGAACAACCAGAACAAGTGCAACAGGATCAATTACCTCAAGGTGAAGAAGCAATACCACGAGATACCGGATTACCTCCACAAGAGGCTATGGAAGGTGGACAAAATGAAGGAGATGAATATGGATATTAAGGGTGAAGAGAAAGATAAAATCACGCCAGTAGAGTGGAAGACCTTCTGGGATTCTAAAGTTGGCAAAAAGCTTATGAGCAAACTATCTAATTTAAGACAGTCGTATCTAGAATCATCTATGATCGCACCTCAGGGCGACGTTGTAAGAATGATAGACCGAGCCATAGGAGTTAATGCGGTGATTCAGTATATTAATGTCGGAATTGAGCACGCTAAGAAAGAATTGAAGGAGGATAAATAGGACGAAAACGTTGGTTTTCAAGCATAACCGTCACCTCAACTCTTTTATTAATTATTAATTAATTGAGACAAGGGTCTCCACGTCGCCATTGTGAAAAGAGTTGGGCTGACGGGTTTAACGTAACCCGTCCGTACATAAAAAATAATCTCAAAGGAGAAAAAATGTTCAAAGAAGGTGAAACTGGAACTGAAGAAATGATTTTCGAGGACTCCACCGAGCAAACCGTAGAAAACCATGACGATTCAGCAGTCGAAGAAGCCAATGAGCAGTCAACATCTAACGCTGAAAAAACAGAGGCTGAATCAGCCGAATCTAATACCGATTCGCAAACTGATGATGATATTGTTGAGTTTTTATCAAAAAAGGGGATTGACCCTAGTGATCCGGAAGCGGCTCGTAAAATCGCAAAAATGTATAGAGATGTTGAAAAAGAGTTCTATAAAAAGTCTCAAGAAAAGGCCCAACTCGAGCGTGAAATGACACGGAACTCGGTTGGAGATGAAGCCCCAGCTGATATTAGAGCACTAGCAGAAGTTAGGGCGATGAAAGCCGAACTTGAGGCAAATAAATGGAAACAATCCGTAGAGCTTACGCCTGAAGCAGAGCAAAAAATGGTTGAGTATTTGTCGCAGCCTATTACAGATATGAACGGCGACCCATTGATTAATCCCGAGAATGGTCAAATCATGACCAGGGGTTTATTAGTAGTTAATGGTCAACTTTCACTTGATGATGTATACAAGATTTCTGGGGCTGATGCGATGAAAGCCGAATCAATTCGTTCTGAACTTAAGGAAGAGATTAAAAAAGAAATGGCGGCACGCCAAGCGTCCAAAAGACCTACTATGCAATCTTCAGATTCTTCACAATTCGGAGAAAAGGAAGAAAGCGACCCATTCCTAGATGGATTACTTGGCTAATTAATAAATTAGAAAGGATTCAAAAATGGCTGTTAATTTAGCCCAAAAATATTCAGATAAGCTTGATCAAGCTTTTTCTCACGGTTCCTATACCGATGACTTCGTTAATAAAGATTACTCTTTTGATGGTGTCAAAACTATTAATGTTTACACAGCAACAACTGTGCCTCTTAAAGATTACGACCGCACTGCTACTGGTGACCGTTATGGTGGCAACAACGAACTTCAAGATGTGGTTACTCCGTACACCTTAACAAAAGACCGCACCTTCAAGCTCACAATCGATGACGGTAACGCCAAGCAACAGGTTATGGCCAAGCGTGCTGGAGTTATTATGAAAGCTCAGTTGCAAGAGCAAGTTGCTCCAGAAATCGATAAAAATCGCATTGCTGTTGCAGTTAATGGCGCAAATGCCGTTAATCAAAAAATCACCGCAACAGCTGGTAAGGCATATCTTGACACACTTAAGATGGGTGAATTTCTCGACGAAGCTCAGGCATCAGTCGCTGGTCGTGTATTGTATGTAACGCCAAAATTCTACACAATGATTAAAGAAAATATCGTCACTACCACCAACGGCTCTGAATACGCAAGTAAGCTTATTGGTCGTGGCTTTGTAGGAGAGCTTGATGGTATTCCTGTTGTAAAGGTCCCTACTTCTTACATGCCAACCAAGACCTACGCTGTTATGTGGCATAAAGACGCTGTTTTAGGCGCTAAGCAAATTGTAAAGACTCGCATCATCACTGATTCTGAATTGGTTGATGGCACCGTCCTCACCGGTCGTTTTATTTATGACACTTTCGTCTTAAACGGCAAAAAGAACGCAGTTGCATCAGTTGTTTATGCTTGATAAGCAGTAAGGTTGCAAAAACTGAAAAAATTAAAAGACACTCCATCCAAGGGGTGTCTTTTTCTGTGTTATACTAAAAGTAATGGCGATGTGACAGGTTCAATTTTGGACAACTACACATTTGGCAATCTAGTGCGAAGAGTCAAAACTAGGCTCAACGATGAAGAATTTTCCGATAATATCATCAAGGATTTCATTAATGAGGCTCAATTTGAGATATTGGGCGAAGAGAAACATACATTTTTAGAAAAAGTTGACGAGATTGATGTCTCTTCATCGGAAACGGAGCTTGATTTACCTAGGGATTATCAATCAACATTTATGATCTTTGCAGTAGATAAAAATGGCAATAAAAGACAACTGGATTATATGCCTTATGAAGATTTCTTTGGTTCAAAAACGCCAAACAAATACACAACCTTTGGCAATAAGGTTTTATATAAGCTTACTGATAATTCAGAAAGTCGTAATTGCTGGAAGGATAGTCTCACTATCCAACATCTCTATCTAGCGAAACCTACGGAGATGGTTGAAGATGACGATGAGCCAATCCTGCCTTATGAATATAGCGAAGCGATAATCTACTTAGCGTTATCGAGAGCGGAGAGACTACGTGATAATTTTGACTACGCTCAAATCTATGAAAATAAAGCAGAAGTTCTTATTACTAATCTAAAAACACGATATGGAATGAGGCAAATGAAATTAAAAAATCGTGCAAAATTACCACTTAACCTAAAATATGGAGATTAAAAATGCCTACCTCGCACTTTAATAAGGTGGGGACTATCCCAAGTACCTCTACGGCCAAAAGTTCACCAGTTACTACTAATTTTTCTAAGGGTATCAAAACATATAAGCCTAACGACACAATGACCTCGGAGGAGCTATACTTGGCGCAGAATGCTCGTTTTGAGAGGATTGGTGAGTATAAAACCAGAAGAGGCTTCACAAAGCTCTGTGAGCCAATTGGTAAACGTATTTTAGTAGAAAATTACCGAAGCTCTGGGTACTCTTTCGACGAAGATAAGAAGCAATTTGGTGTTGTAGTCCCCAGCAATAGTGTTATTTATTCTCTTAAGGTCAAAATATTAGTCAGTGATGGCACTTACGGTATCCTTGAGGCTAGGGTCTACAATAATGAGGATAAATTAATTACTAAATCATGTGTAGATATTCCCGCTCAGAACTCGGAGCAAGAAGTAGAGTTTGTTTTTGTAGATGCCCCAGAAATTAAGCAGAACGAAAAAATTACAGTGAAAATCGGACTTCAACATAATGAAGATAGAGAATTTAAGCTCGCGGCTTTGGGTGACGATGTTATGTATCGACTATATACCGCAGAGGCGGGTTGTATTCCAAATGTCTTTGAAGCGAATATTAACGGTGTTAAAACGATTTTATTTCCATTTGTCACAGAAAATAAGTCCGAACTCTACAGGATGGCAGTAGATGGTAGTGTGGTTAAAATCAGAGACCTCCCAGCAGGCACTAAGAATGTCAGATTTAACCAGAATTTGAATAAAATTAGGTATGTGGATGGTAAAGAGTCGGTCAATCTATTAGATCCGGTCAATTGGTCAACTTCGGTAATTCCAACTGTGGATGCACAAACAGATACTGACCTTAAGGCTAAACTGTCAAATATTATGGATGGACAGGAAGATAACCTTATTTATTTCGACGCGGAGGTGGATACTAAGGCAATTTGGTCTTATCCATATGGCACATTCTTAAAATCTAAGCCGATTAATTCATATGATAAGTTTGATCGTGATTTTTACCAGAACTTCCCAGCGATTCAAACAGGAGACCCGCTCACAGCCATGTTTAAGCTTGGTGGTGTTATTTACATTCAGACAAGAAATCACAAGTATCAGATGTTTAGCCAAACTGCAGACACTTGGACGCAGCAAGAGTCTAACGCTCAAGGTGGTACATTTAGCCAAGAGTCAGTAGTTTGTGATTCTAACTATGCTTATTTTGCGAATGATAAAGGTATTTATATCTTCGATGGTGCTAGTGAGTCATCTCTGATAGAATCCTCTATCCAGAATGTTTACGACTCTATCCCAGATAAGGAGAAGATTGTAGTAGATATTTACAATAATCGTCTGTACGTATTTTATCCAAGCAACAAGGGAGGGGCGAATGACAGTTGCCTAGTTTATAACCTGAACTTGAGATTATGGGAGAGTTTCGACACTAATACTTATGTGGCATCTACTTCAGGGCGAAGAAATACTTCGAATAGACTTATTTGTGGACATTCTAAGCTTGGAATGTTAATGCTTGCAGAAGACCTATCTAACGACTATAACGACCTTGGTAGAGCAATTGATTTTGATATTAATACAGGATATCAGCATTTTGGCTCGCCTAGCCAACTTCACCGCATTACTAAATGGAGGCCAGAATTCGCAACCTCACAAAAACCGTATACCGTAGAGTGTGGCTATGCTTTAGATTATTCAGACGATGTTAAATATGCTTTTTCAATCGACCTTAAAAATAAAGCAAATATAAAAATGAATTATGTCTGGGATAATGCTAGAGAATACGCGGGAATAGCCAAGACTAAGCTGACTACTATACCTAAAGTACATGGTGAATTTAAGCGGTGCCAGATTAGGTATCAACATCATTCTGCATTTGAGCCAGTTAATTTCAAATCACATACATTAACCGTGCAGACACAGAGGATTCGATAATGGCTAATAGATTTACTCCAATACCTTCAAACGCCAACCTGCAACAGGCGTTACAACTTGTTAATCGAGATTTAATGGCTCTGGATGCCGAAGCGACGACAAAAAAATATAAACAGGCAGGTGGAAATGCTGTTGTGATGGGGCGGTTACCGAACAAAAAATACGGCATCACCCTAAGTGATATTGGCGGCAAACAGAGGATATTGTTGGGCCAGCACCCGAAAGATGGTCATATTGGCTTATGGATAACAAAAGAAGGTATAGATGTTATGGATGAGTTAAACAAATGAATAATCCACGTAGATTTATCTTTAATTCGGATTTTCCGATAGACCACGTAATTTATATACGGGAAATTGAGGTGCCGTTCTCATTCGTGGGCACGAAAATTGCGCATAACTTAAATTTCACGCCTCTCCTTCTAGGTATCTTTTCAACAGATGATTGGAGGTCTTCTATGCCAACAGATACTCCTGTAATTTCTGGAGAATCTACCGGCAGTATCCAGGTGAAGGCAACTAGTAAAGATATAACGCTTATAAATTATTTTAGAAGTAGCAAACCTGCTAAGGTTAGACTTTTTGGACTGCTTCCAAGCGATAAAGATGTAGATGTGGTAGCTCCATCAACGCGCTACTCTAATTTTAACTTTAACACCGATTTTAATTATTCAAAATTAGTTAAATCGGGAGTATATGAAGTTAAATGGAATAGCGGCGAAAATATAATATATGAACATAACCTTGGTTATATCCCAGAGGTTGAAGTATGGCAAGAAAATAATGATGGTGAAATAAGAAAATTTATCAATACTTATGATCCAAACGGGGTTAATTATTCGAGTCTCGGGAGTAGAGTTGTCTATGTCAAAATTACTGATGAAAAAATAGTAATACGTACCGACGGGGAGAACCAAGATATTAAAAAAATTCATTTTCGTATATATGGGGACCAAAATGGTTAAACTGTCTAATTTCATAATAAACTCGGATTTTCCGGCTCTTGCACAGGCCTTTCAAATTAATCATACAGTAACTAGTCATATGAATATGCCGGTAAGCCGCGAAAAATGGCGAGAGGACTACATAGACATAGTAGTGCCAAATGCGAATACAATTCAGCGAGTTAATATAAAATCACATTCATTAGACATGATAATGCCGGGACCTGTTCAGGTAATCTATACCGACGCAGTCTATAGTGCATTTATAAAGTCAATTAACGCCAACACTATTCGGTTAACCGTGCAGTGTATCCAACTATCTGGCGAAGACAACACCACACACACTGAGTCGTTTACGTTTAGCATCTCAGGATTCTATCTGCCGTAATATGATATAATAAAAATAATGGCGATGTGATAGTAAAATTTTCACATGGTAAAATCTTTAGCAGAATACCAGGCTGAGGTCACTAGGAGCTATGAGCCCGCAAGGCAAGCTATTCAGAATCAAATTAACGCATTAGCAGGCCAAGAATCCCAGGGGCTACAATCTCTGCAGAATCAGTACAAACTGGACCAACAAACATTAGAGCGAAATCGAGACGCTGCAGCTGAAGCAGCGTCTCTAGCTGCTGCCGGTAATGGCGGTAGTTTTGGTGGGCAAGCAAACATTGCTAATCGTAAATATTACGCACAGACTTTCGCGCCAGCCCAATCTCAACTCCAGACAAACTTTGATAAAAGCCGCGGCGATCTATCCTCTCGAATCGCTCAAAATAAGATGAGCTTAGAGAGCCAACTAGCTAATCTAGCTTCTGAAGCCTCAAGATATGGAATAAGCCGATACGATGATGCAGTGGAACGAGAGAGGCAACATTCACTTGAGCAACAAAGATTAGCCCTACAGAGAGCACAGATTACTGCTCAGAATAACTACAATCAGTATTTAGCCGCAGCGCAAAAACAAAAAGCAGCAGCACCAGCACAAAATTCGTTTTTAGACTATCTAAAATCTAATGCAGCAATCAATAACCCAGAATGGGCTGAAGGAACAAGCCAAAGCGAGAAAGAAGCCTATTTGAATAATATGATTAATAGATGGCGATTTGGGAATAGTAATACCCGTAGGCTAATTATGGACGGGTCAACATATCGTCACTATCAAAGTTTACTAGGAGGTAAATAATGTCTGTTTTTGGTGGAGTACGCGCTGGCTATGTTGAAGATAATGACTATATTCGACAAAAACCAGTCACTAATGGTGGTAATTTAAAGAATAAAACAAATGAAGTGGGGCTGGGGGAACTTTTATCGGGTCTTATAGGTTTAGGTAAGGGTATCACCGACTCAGCCGTCAATGTAGGCAAGAGCACGATTGGCATGCTCGGAACTGGTGTAACTTCCGCTATGGACTTAATGGGTGGAGAAGAGACTAGGAAAGGCTATAACGAAGGTAAGAATACTGATGCATTTAAGCGCTGGCTCTACGGCACTGATTCTAAGGGGCAGATTAACTATGGTAAAGCGGCAGGTGAAGCATTGGATGCAGCGACAACCTTAACTAACTTCCTCCCGGGTGGAGGTAGTCCCGCAGCTAATATCGCTCAAGGAGCCGTTTCGGGATTCGCTAATGAATTCAAAGAAAAAGGCAATGACGCCGATCTTGGTAATGCTCTAAAAAGTGCAGCTGCTGGTGCAGTTACTGGCGCTGCTACCTCCAAGATGAACGACTTTGTTGGCAAGAAAATGGGTGATCTAACCGAAAAGCAAACAGCTGGTCAGTTAGGTATGATTGGTCAAAAAGTTCTAAACGCCGGCAAGAGTAATTTTGTACGTGGAGCTATCTCCGGTGCTACTGGTGGAGCAGTCGGTGGCGGTATGGCCACTGCTCTTGAAGGTGGCAGTCTTGGTGATGTTATTGGTAATGCTATGTCTACGGCTGGCTCTGGAGCTTTGCAGGGTGGTATTTCTGGCAGCGTTACGGGTGCCATAAGAAATGCTAAGGATCTTGCTGCTGATAAAATAAGAAGTGCATATGTAGATGGTAAATTACCAATTCCACAAACAGAT